TACCGTCGCTGAAGGGGCCTACACCCTCAATTCTCGCACGACTGTTACTTCGTGTCTGGGGTTTGGGAACCCCGGCAAGTTGGGGAAACACTGCTCGGTAGACTGTAAGGACTCCGTGCACTGCCTCACCCCCGAGTCGAAAGGTGCGACTCTCGTCGGGTGGACGACTTGCCCTGCCTTTGTGTTGCGGAAGTGTTTGTGTAACGCCCACAACGCATTGTGTCACAGACACGGGACGAAGCAGCCTGTGGCGACCCGCAACGTCGCGGAAGTGCTCCCCGAGTTTCTGGAGGTCGTGGCTCCCAAGTCTGACAAATACTGGCTGGATCCCATGCGGCAGTTTGCCGTGTGGCTGCTTAAATGGCCTTTCGGTAAGCAGCAGTCGATAGTCGCCTCAGTGCGAGATGACTTGGAGAGACCTGAGAAGGTCAAGGCTATGGTCAAACGCGAAGTGAATCATAAAGCCCCGTCGAAGGCGCGTCTCATCCAGTTTTACTGGAATTTGGCGACGCAGGCGCTGTTCGGTCCCCAGTTTTACACGATGCAGAAGACGCTTGGACATGTGTTTCGTCGGCGTCATATGCCTGGGGAGATCGACATCACGTTCGCGAGTGGAATGACTGCGGTGGAGATCGGCGAGTGGATGGGCGAGGTCCTGAGAGAAGGCGCCGTGAGTTTCTACGAGAGGGACGGCAAGAACTGGGATTCGAGTATGCAAGCACAACATGCCGAGTTTCGCCAGGCCGTCTACCGCAGTGTGGACCCAGAGTTGGCCAATTTCGCGAAGAGTTGCGATAAGGTCAAGGGGTTTGCGGTGTTCCCTGGAGGGGTCCTCCGATATACTATGAACTACACGGTTAAGTCGGGTCACAACGACACGACTCTAGGCAACAGCTTGATTAATGCCGCGATTACGTACGCGGCCATGAAAAGGCTGGGGATCCCGGGGTCGATTCTAGTCGCTGGTGATGACTTGCTCGTTGCAGCTCGCCGACCAGTACCATTGAAAGAGATGGTGGCTGCTGAAGCGGAGTACGGCATTACGCCTGAAGCGCGGGTGTTCGATGATTATGAACGTGTGACGTTCATTTCAGGGATGTGGACGAGTGACGGGGACATTATTGGATTTGTCCCCCTCCCCGGTAGGTTGTTCGCGCGGCTGTGGTGGACTGTGAAGCCCCCGGCATTGCGCAAGCAGAAGGCTTACTTGCGCGGAGTTGCTCGAGGTCTGCTTCCCGCGGCCGGAGAACTGCCAGTGGTTGGCGAGATGCTTCGGTCGTTCGACTCCTATGGTGAGGAGATCAGAAGTGACAAGGGCCGACAATTCCACGGGAGTAAATTTAGCTTTGGGGAGGGCGTCTATGCGGCCTTCTCCCGGCGCTACGGAGTAACGGTTGATGAACTTCTCGATTGCGAGGCGTTCCTCCGTGCGCTGCCAGCTCACCCCCTGGTCCTTAAGCACCCGGTCCTCGATAGGTTCATGTCGGTGGACATGGCAGATATCGCGGAGCGCGGGGATGGCATTTGGTGATCTCAGCCCAGGCGTATTACCACTAACCTGGTCGTTCTTTCTGCATTTATACCCCTTGTTACAACATGCCTCGTGGGCGTCGTGCTGATGGTAGTCGTGG